TGTTGCTCTACTAACTGAAGTTTTACCTGAAGGTGGTCTAAATTGTTGGATACGTTTGATTACAAAATCTTGTGATTCGTATAGTTTACGTTTTACAATAAAGAACTCAATATCAATATCATCTATTGGGACATTGTACTGTTTAGCAAAAAACTTCTTATACAATACTAACTGATGTTGTTTTGATTTATCTTTCTTTGCTTTATCATTCCAACCTCTTGTAGATGTTTTTATATCGATTATAATAAACTTATTTGTATTCTCGTTATACATCACCACATCCAAAAAGCCCATGTATTTAACACGAGGTAAATGCGGGTTAGGTGCCAATACGATTGGTATCTCACAACCAACTAACCACCAACCACGTTTAGAAAAATATTTACCTCTATTCTTCTTTAAATACCTTATAATTTCAACACCGTCGGAATAGAACTCTCGAAGTGTTGAGGCGTCAGTAAAATGCTCTCCTTTATTTTGTTTATAAGCGTCTGCATAGCAATCTCTTAGTCTGGTTTCAAAATCTGTTTCTAAATCTATTTTATCTGCTTCAGCACCACTTTTATTATACATTACATCTAGATACATTTGTAGTGTCTCGTGTAGTGCTGTTCCAAAAGTCATGTGAATACTTTGTTCCTTAACTTTATGTCCATCTCTATACTGTAAAGCCCATTTTTTAGGACATTGAGTATACATTGATAGCTGTGAGTATGAGATATTTTTCTCATAAGCAAAGTTTACAGGTTCAGGTGGATTCTGTTGTATTTCCCTAACTATTTGGGGTGCTTTCTTTTTAGCCAAAACTTATTTTTTCCATTGGTCTCTTTCAACTAACTGACAGATAATAGCATAGTTGCAAATATCTTGAAAGGTATCTGAAAGAGGTTTGTTATTAACTCCTCTATTATTAATCAATAGATTTTTCCATCGATTAATTTTATCACTCATTCTATACCAAAGTCCTGTAAGAGCAAATTCCCTTTCATCTTCAGTAGCAAGGCTAGTGCCAGCAGTAATATTGTGCATACCGTAGTCAAGGTGCTTTTTACTAAAAAGCTCCAACTGCTCCTCCATGATAGCCATATAGCCAGCATGAATGTGAGGATATTCAGTCTTAAGTATTTCCGTAGCTGGTAAGCCATATTTTATTGTTTCTTCACTCATAACCTATAATATACGAACTCTCCCTCGCTTCTCCAAATGTTTGCGTGGGAATTTTTAATTTATTTTTTATTTCCAAATCCCTTTATAGCCGAATCTTCTCTATCTAAACGTTCCTCAATATCCTTGATTTGATCTAGAACTGTAGCTAATGCGGCATTTGTTTCTTCAATGATAGCAGCATCAATCTCAGCTAACTCATCTAACCTTTTAGATGATTGATTTAGTTTTGGTTTTGATGTTCTGAGAAGTAAAATAGTAAGTAGAATGATTGGGGCTACTAATAACATTACTATAAACATTCCGGCTACTGTTGCTAAAATATCTATCATATAACTTGTTTTTTGTTTAAATATTTATCAATCGCTTTTAACCTATCATCAGCCTCAACCAACATTTGAAGTGCTTCCTCAGCATTTTTATAAAAATCTGTTGTTGAATGATCCCCAATACCTGCAGGGTTATTTTCTAATAAATCTAGAGTCAATAGTGCTTTTGCTTTATCAGCTTCGGCTGATGTGTACAACATGTCTGTTAGTTTACTCATAACTTTGCTTTTTTAATTAACTTTTCGGTTTCGTCTTCTTCTACTCCCATTTTCCATAAAATACTCCTAACACCTACAACTTGAAGTATATCAATATACCTATCAGCCTCACCCAAACTACATTCTAAGTAGTCAGCAATATATTCAGCTAGTTCTTGGTAATTTCTTTTGTTTTCGTTTTTGATATACTTTAGGTAAACTTTCTTCTTTGGTATCATTTCTCGGTAGATTGAATAAACTTGTTTCTTATTTTGTGGATTTATCTTTTGGACATAGTTTACAATATCAATGTAACTTATATCCATAGATAAATATCTATGTATCATATAAGAGTTAAAGTTATTCCACGATTCTTCCGAGATTTCGTGAACAGGAGTTTTATAGAGGGTGATTTCATTCAACCACCCCCAAATATTTTGTATGTCCTTACTCTGCTGACTCACCTTCAAACTCTTTACGAAGTTCTGGGGGTAAAGTATTAGTTAGGATTTCACCTGTTTCTGGGTTCCAAAATACTGGGATTGGAACGATTCCGTTCTCACTTGTACCTGTAATAAACTTAGATACTTCTCTTAGGATTACTCCCTGTTGCCATACTTTACCACCTTCTTTAGTAGTAATAGCTGTTGTTTTGCTCAAATCGATATTTGGCATTTGCATTTGTCCTTGTTCCATTTTATTGTTCTTGATAGTTAATAGTTTCTATTTCTCTACACATATATAATATGCCATTATTTTTAAAAGCATGAGTACAATTCCATAACTTTTTTAGGATATCAATATCCCATTTAGACTCATCTCTTAGCTGTCTGTATACCAGGTATAATTCCCCTTTTACATTTATTACTTCTCGATTAATCACTTTAATTCAATTATTTTTTGGATAAGCGCCATTGCGTTGATTTCTTTATCAATCCTAAAGTTAGATTGATAACTATACTCGTTGAGATAAATAGCAACCATTCCTTCATTTTCATTTGCGTATACAGAAGCATTATCATAAAGATAACGATAAAACTCCTCAAAATCACTAACATTTGCGTTAGTGATAATTTGTCTAATATTCCTCCAATTCGGTTTTGCATTACTTAGTTCTTTAACTACTTGGCTCATGTAGTTAGATGACACAAGTATTGTTTTATCTATTGTAAGTTTATTATCTTGAGTTGATAACTGGATAGTGTTAAGACACTTACGTAAATCTGGGTAGTATTGGTTTACAATAGCTTTTAAATCCTCTACCTCAAACTTAGTTTCTTCCTTATTCATTACCCAAGCAACGTGTTTTGCTACTTCACCTTTAGTAGGAGGTACTATCTTAAGTACTTGACAACGTGATTGAAGTGGATCAATAATACGTTCTACAAAATTACACGTCATAATAAAACGTGTTGTACGTGAGAACGATTCGATTACATTACGTAACGATGCTTGAGCTTGAATAGTTAAAAAATCTGCCTCATCTAAAATAACCACTTTAAGTGGTTTAAAAGACATTGTAGAAGCAAAACTTGATACCTTATCTCTAATAGTTTCAATACCTCTTTCATCTGAAGCATTGATATAGAGGTAATCACAATCTAGATTTTTAACAATAATCTTAGCTAGTGTTGTTTTACCAGTTCCAGCAGGACCTTGAAATATGAAGTGTTGGATATCTCCTTGATTCAAATATTGTTGGATTGATTTTTTGATATGTTCGTTCCCAACGTAGTTTTCAAGAGTTGATGGTCGATATTTTTCAACTAAAAGGCTATGATCAGTAGTCACCATAAATGTTAAACTTCTTAACGGGTTCAGGTTTAATTTCTATCTCTTCAGTGCGTATAACATACAACTTACTTTCTAGGGGAGCAAGTCTAAACTCGGCTTTTTCCCCTGTTTTTTGAAACCAAGCCTCTAGAGCTTCAGTAAGTGATTTATGTACTATTTTATCACCAACAAGCACCCAAGAATCTCCTGGGGCTTGTCTGTTGGCAATAACTTCTAAATATTCTTGGGTTTCTACTCTCATTACATCATCCCACCCATCATCGACATTGGGTCTACTTGGTTATCGTTTTCTTGAGGTTCTTCTACTACAGTACATTCTGTAAGAAGTAAAGTACCTGCTACCGAAGCAGCGTTTTCAAGTGCCGTACGAGTTACTTTAGCAGGATCAATAATACCTGCTTCTTTCATGTTTATCTTTTCCATAGTTTTAATGTTAAAACCAGTCCAAGTATTATCTCCAGTATTGATTAAGTTATCAGCCATGATTCGACCATCAACTTCATCCCAACCAGCGTTCATTAAGATTCGAGTAAATGGTTGACTACAGGCATGTTTAACAATCTCAGCACCAATATCATTCCCCTCAATAGCGTTTTTAGCATATAGTAAAGCAGCACCACCACCAGCTACAATACCTTCTTCGATAGCAGCTTTAGTAGCGTTTAGAGCATCATCTACACGATCTTTAGTTTCCTTCATTTCTGATTCGGTAAAACCTCCAACATGAATAATACCTACACCACCTACAAACTTAGCAAGTCTTTCTTGTAGTTTTTCAATCTCAAAAGGTGTTGATGCTTGTTCAATCTGCTGTTGTAAAGTTTCGATACGAGCTTCGATTCGTCCTTCTTCACCTTTACCATCTACGATTGTGGTTTGTTCTTTAGTTACATTAACTGTACGAGCTTCACCAAACCAATCCCAACTGAACTTTTCTAGTTTCATACCTTTTTCCTTACTAAACACTTCACCCCCTGTTAAGGCAGCAATGTCTTCTAGGATAAGTTTTCTACGATCACCAAAGTCAGGGGCTTTAACAGCACATACTGCTAATGTACCTCTCATCTTATTCACTACCAAAGTAGCTAAAGCTTCGTTATCAATATCTTCAGCAATAATCATTAACGAACGTCCTGTACCTGAAACACCCTCTAATACTGGGAGTAAATCTTTTACTTGGGTAAAACGAGAATCTGCTATCAAGATATAAGGATCACTTAGTACTGATGACATTGTATTATTATCAGTTACGAAATAAGGTGATTTATAACCTCTATCAAACTGCATACCTTCAACAACTTCAAGATAAGTCTCACCTGATTTTGATTCCTCGATTGTAACCACACCATCACGACCTACTTTACCCATAGCAGTAGCTATAATCTTACCTACTTCTGGGTCATTGTTAGCTGATATGGTTGCGATTTGCTCTAGTTGTTCTTCTGATGAAATATCTTCAGATTTAGTTCTAAGTGATTCAATCACTTGTTTTACAGCTTTATCAATACCACGTTTAATCTCAACGGCATTAGCCCCGTTATTAAGATGTGAAAGACCTGATTTTACCATCTCACGAGCTAATAAAGTAGAGGTAGTAGTACCATCACCTGCTTTATTTGCTGTTTTTACAGACGCTTGTTTTACCATCTCAACCCCTAGATTTTCTACTGGGTCTTTGAGTGTGATAGATTTAGCTACTGTAACACCATCTTTAGTTGATTGGGGTGCTTGACCCGGTTGGGAAATCACTACGTTACGACCATTAGGTCCTAGGGTTGATACAACAGCATCTGCTAGTTTATCAATACCCGCTACTAGTTTAGTTCTTGAATCAGAACCATAATCAATAATCTTACTCATCGTCTTTATTAATTTTTGCTAATACTTCATTTTCTTTTCCAATCCAATGTTCATCACCCTTGTAATCAAACTTGGTAAAGCCCATTGTAGGTAATACTACTACATCACCTACTTGGAGTTGAGTAGGGGTAAACACACCCATAATAGTATGTCCAGGACCTACACCTACAACCTCACCTGTTTTATTGGTTTCATTCCCTAAATCTGGGACTACAATGTTTCCGTACATTGTTTCTTCTACTTCAACCGGTTTAACAATAACCGCGTTGTACATTGCTTCTAAACTCATAATTTAACTAGTGTTTGTATTCTTTTTTCGATTTGTTCAAATTTTTCTACATACTCCCTAACTGACGAATAATCAACTTCTAAAAGACTATCTTTAGCAATTTTGGTAACTGCTGTTGATAGGTTAGAGCAAAACGCTAGAGTTTGTTGGTAAGTTTTACCACTTTTTTCTGCTGTTACGTTTTTAACTACAGCGTAGTTGTTCTCATCAATCTGGATCATGTAAGGATCCAGTATTGGATCTGTAATAAAATTAGGCATAACTATTATTTATTTATTTAACGTGAATATACGAAAGATACCTCGGGGCACCAAATTATAACTTACTTAATTTTAAGTGTTTTTGGTTTTGCTTTGTCGGTGATTGGAATAGTAATTTCAAGTAAGCCATTTTCAAGTTTAGCATCTGCTTTACTTAAATCATACTTAGCTGAGATTTTATATCCTAAATCAAACGAACGTTTTGATAATCCTCTGTGGATGGTTCCAGGGTGGAAGGTTTCTTCCTCTGGTTTACTATAACTGATTTTTAAAACGTCATCTTCAATATCTACTGTAACATCGTCTTTAGTAAGACCAGTACACGCAACCTCAAATTGGAGGTTGTCATCAGTATAAAAGATGTTTAAAGGGTGAGGTTGTTTTGCCTTTGCGGCTGCTAAATACCCACTCTGTGGGTTAAAGAAATTGTGGAATAAGATATCAAATTCCGAATAGTTTGTACTCATATCGATTTACATTTTGTGCTGTCACTAAGATCAGCGATTATTAAAATATTACGTGCCCTAAGGTCTTTCGTATGCTTATACATATATCAAAAAGAAGTTTCTGCTTTCCTTACCATAGAATATTCACTAGTAATGTTTTCTGTATTAAACTTTAGTTGAAGTAATCCCCCTTTAGCTAACTTAAGGGTACCAGACTCCATATCTTTATTAGCTGCTAATATTGTTTTGAACATATTAGAATCAAATGGGATACTAATACCACCTTCTTTGACTTTACCCATCAACTGGTAGGTAATCTTATTACTATGCCCATGACCATCCCCAAAAACTATTTCACATACTAAGTTTCCATCTAAGTCATTTGTTGTTTTGAAAACCATATTATCAACATCACTTAGAGCACTTTTTGCTCTAATAAGTTGAGAAACATCTTCGCTTGTTAAATCAATTTTAACTTCCCATTCATCAGGTTCGTTTACTGTACCTACTCTGGGGATCAATAGCATATCAGATAAAGCGTATGTTAGATTAAAATGCATATCTGATAGATTTAGCTTTGTAGCTATGGTATTAACCTTTTCTACCTCAACGAGTACATTACCTTGACAGATAGAAACTAAATTGCTTAACTTTTTAGTATCATAGATAGGTAATACCGTATTTTCTAATTGGAAATCTTCACATAAAACCTGCCCAATAACATCCTTACTAGGTGAAACAAAGTTGATTTCTAAGTGGTTATCATTGATAATCCATTTTACAGACTCGTTAGTACCTAAATAATATTTACTAATAAGTGAACTGAGTAGTGATCTTGCTATCATAAGTTAAAAAATGTAT